GTACACGTCATCGACGCTGATTGCGTTGCCGATGCCGACCTGAGCCGGATTCGCGTTGTAGATCATTTCGACGGAGTTCCCGCCCGGCGAGGGCGGGTACACGTAGAAGGTCTTCGGGTCGGCCGGCGTCCAGCAGAAGTGCTCCACCTTCGGCCGCGCCTTGCTTTGCGCGTGCCAATCGGGCTGAAAGGAATCGAGGTCGCGGCGCTCCACGCGGCGGATCACGTTGCCGTCCGTGTTGCGCGGAATGTCGACCAGTGAATTGCCATCGGCCGGTAGCTTCTGCTTTGTGCCCTTGATAAGCGGTTGGTCGACGTTGCGCACGCATGCACTCGGGCGATGCAAGACAAGCTCGCGCTGGCCATCGTTCAGCCAGTCGATCAGCTCGTCCTGCGTCCAGTGGATGTTTTCCGTGTCGTTCAGCAGAACGCTCGCGCGGCTGATGACAGAGGTGGTGGTGACGGTTCCCATTTGCGCCTCAGTAGTGCGGGGTGGTCCGCACGGTCGCGCGAGTGAAGCCTTTCGACGCCTCGGCCTGCGCCTCGGCCACGCCGGTATCGCAGATCGAGCGGTAGAACATGGCTTGCTGCACGTTCGTCCAGAGCTGGCCCGGCATCGCCATGAGGCGCGACTTGGCGCCGGCAACAATGGCGTCGTGATACTTCTCGGCGATCCACGAGGGGAAGGTGGTCGACGCGCGCGATGGCGCAAGCGTCATCGTGACAATCACGCTGTATGCGCTGTCGGGGGTCGGCCACAGCGAGTAAATTTCGGGCGAGGGCTGCTTGAAGGTCTTCGGCGTTCCGATGTCCAGGGCGTTTTCGCTGTCGTCGTTCGACGGCTCCAGCGGCTCACCATCGAGGACGATGGACTTGATTTCCACGAGGGCCGTGCCGCTCGGGGTAACGATGTCGTAGTACCTGCCGAGGGGAGTGGCAGTGGTCGCGTCGTCCTCGACGTTCCACACCTTCGAGCGCCGGCAGAAGTCGATGACGGCCGCCCGAATATGTGCCTCGGCTTGCAGCGACGAGACGCCAACAAGCTCGCTCAGGACATACGGGAAAAGGTCGGAATACTTGGCGCTGGACACGATACTAGGTCATCGGAATGGATGACCTAGTATCGAATCCGCAAAATTATTCGAGTCGTTAAATTTGCGAGAACGCTTCGGGGCCGCGCTGCATTTCCTCGATTTCATCGACCATGCGCTTGCGCGACATGCGCGGGCCAAATGACTTCTGGAAGTGCTCCAGGGCGTACGCGCGCAGCTCGTCGGTGTCCATGTGCTCCAGCGGCTTTTTCAGCGCGCTCTCCGGGACTTCCACGCGGTCGCCATCGGGATTGATGAATGCCGTGACGGGTTCCTTTTTCAGCATGATCGAATCCGACTCGTCAGCCAGCTCCCATTGATCGGGGAACTGCACGAGGATGCGCGCCTGACGATCCGTGACGGTTTGAACGTCGCCGTGCCCTTTCCAGACCACGCGCGAATTCGCCACGTTGTCGACCGCTGCCGGCTTGCGGCCGACATATTTGACTTGTGCCATTTGAATCTCCAAAAAAATAGGACGCCGAAGCGCCCTATTGGTCTCATTCAGCGGGGCTTACGCGCCACGGAATTCGTAATCAACCACCACGTCCAGGTAGTTGCCGGCGCCGGCCGCCGAGGTTGCTGCGCCCTTGAAGGTCACGACAACATAGGTGTCCTTGGCCAGATAGATCGGGCGCGCCTGCGAGGTCGCGCTGCCGGTAGCCGAGGTGGCCTGACCCGCGAAGAAGTAGGTCAGGTTCGGCACGGTGCCGTCGACGGACTGGAGGCCAACGTCTGCGGTCGTACCGGCGCCATTCGCACCGTTACACAGGCGGAAGCCGGTGATCTTCGTGCCGGCGAACAGCTTGAGCATGAACACGGTGTCGTTGATGGCCGCCGCGTTCGGGCTGTAGGTGCCGTGCGCGATGGATTGATTGCCGTACTGGCCGGAGAACTGAGTCTCGGCGACGGTCGGTGCTACAAATGCGGTCATGTTCGGGTCTCCGAAAGAGGAGGGGATTTCTCCCCTCCGTTAATTACGAGGCCAGCAGGGTGCGGCCAGCCGCGCTCGACGGGTCCGGGGCGTACGAGTCGACCACGGCCACGCCGAAGTCGGTGTCTTCGCCGTCGACCTTGAAGCGAATCTTCGAGCAACCCGACATCAGCGAGGTGACGATTTCGATTGCGTTGCCGTGGTCGACTTCTTCCTCGCTCCAGTCGTAGAAGTAGTCCGACTTCGACTTGCCGTAGGCTTTCGCCAGGGCTTGCGCACCCACGATGATCGCGCGATCGGTCGGCACTGCGGCCACGATGTTGCTCTCGGTGTAGGTCTTGCCGTCTGCGCCGCCAGTGTCAGAGACCACGGTGTCGCCAGTGTTGAAGCGGATCGCGTAGCGGTTCATGCGCTTGATGAGCATGCCGTTCCACATGATCGACTCGTAGCTGTCGAACAGCGGATGCTTGACGCCGGCCGACTTGCGCTCGAAGGCGTTTTGCATCGCCTGACGCCATTGGGTCTGCGAGGTGCGCGACTGCATGTACAGCCACTGGCGTTCGGTCACGAACATCGCCCACAGCGGATCGTTCCAGGCGCGCTCGTCGCCTTGAATCTTGATCGACTGGAGCGGGTTCGCCGACTCGCGCAGGACCGACACGATACGGTCGATGTCTTGCAGGGTCAGTGCGTCGTTCGTGCCCATGTCGGCCACGTTGTTCGCGTCGTTCGCAGCGAAGTAACGGTTCTTGGTCGGTGCGCGCACCGAGTTGACCATCGTTTCGGCGAAGTCCGGGTCGGCTTGCAGCGGCACGACCCAATCAGCGGTCTGCTGCGAGCCACGGGCGCCGGCCAGTTGAACCAGCGAGGTTTGATCCTCGTAACGCTGCATCCAGCCTTGCAGGCCGGCCATCGCCACGCTGCGCAGGTTGTGGACGGTGCGCTTTTGAGTCATCTTCGCGCCGCTGTCCGCACCACCACGCACCTGATTGATGGACACGTCCATCGAGGAGCTGGTGAGCTGCATCATCTTGCCGGCGATCCGCTTGTCGCCCATCACTGGCTTGCCTTGCAGCAGATTGAACAGGTCGACGGAGACGGTATCGCCTGCGCCTTTGGCCAGATCGCCGGTCTTGATGATCGGGTAATCCGGGGAGGTCTGACCCTTGGCCTTGGCGGCGAAGTCGCCTTCCTTCGGCATCGAGCCAGACAGCAGATTCATGAAGCCCGGCGCCGACTGCACTTTGGCGAACAGGCCGACCGAGTAGACCTTCCGCGCGAGCGGGCTACCTACGGGGATAGTGGTGGACATGCTTCTTCCTTGTTAGAGACTTGCGAAATAAGCGTCGAGCTGGGCCGGGGTCATCCGTGCCATCTTCGACGCCAGTTGCGCGGTTGACATTTGCTCCACCGCTGCGACTTCATCTGCCGCTGCGGGGTCGCCTGCCGGGAACTGCGAGAGCGAGGTAGGGACTGCTTTAGGGGCCGTCGCCACCTTTGCCGCCGCCGCCGCTTTCAGGGCCTCCGGGTCTTTTGCTTCTGCCGATGGCTTGTAACCGGGCACAGTGATTTCGCCGTGGGCCGCCTCGACCAGCTCGATGACCTTGGCGAAGCGTTCCGACATGGACTTTCCAGACCAATCGGGGCGCTCGCGCAAGGTGTTGTCGAACTGCTGGGCCAGCGCAAAGGCTTCCGGGTCAGCGGCTTGGATGTGCGCCAGCTTTGGCACACTGTCGATTGCCTCTTGCACGGTCATCGCGGTCTGTGCGGCACGCTGCGCGGCGTCCGCTTCACGCGAGACCTCCAGCGGCGTGAGCTTCGCTTCCAGTGCCTTCACAAGGGCACGGGTTGCTTTCAGCTCGGCCGCCACAGTCGGAAAGTCTTCTTCCAACAGTGCGAGGCGATCTTCTTCTTCCTTGCTGACTCCCGTGGTGTCGGCGCCACCATCTTTCGCCGTGGGTTTCGGGTCAGTTGCCGCTGCCTGGAGGGCCGCCAGTTGGGCGCGAGCTTCTTGCAAATCTCGTTCAGCCTGGGCGGCGCGGGTGCGCTCGCTTTGCAGGACCGAATACGGGATTACGTGCTTGCCGTCCTTGGTGGCGATGCCTTCGGGATCACGCTGTACTTCGGGGTCTTGAACTGCCTCGGCGGGCTGCTTTTCTTCTGCTGCTGCGGCTGGGGCGGGGTCCGCCTTTGCTTCAACTTGAGGTTCGATTCCGGCCTCGGCTGCGTTCAGTTCAATACTCATTACTTGCCATCTCCACGTATCGCGTAGGTCGCGTAGGTTGTTCAGTGGGCCGAATCTCCCATCGGCCCATCGGGTACAGTCAGATTAACGAGAGGAAAATAATTCGAGAGACGAAATAAATTTTCTTTGCATCGCTGTGTAAAAAAAGACCCGCCGTAGCGGGTCGGTGTCACTTCTTGGCGGGAGTCGAAGCGGGCGCCGGCTTCTCTTTCGCCACCTTCTCGGCGGTCGCGGCGGCGATCTGCGCGGCCTTGATCTGTGCGCGCGCGCCGATGTTCGCCTTCTCCAGCTCGACGCGGCCCTTGACGATGTGGCCGCGCTCTTGCGCCGCGATTTCTTCCTTGCGGTTCTGCGCCTCAAGGTCGCGCTGCTGGAGCTGCATGCGGAGGTCGGCCACCTGTTGACGTAGGCTTTCCGCCTCGGCCGCTGCTGCATCGTTGGCTTCGGCCGCGCCATCGGCGCCGGCTTGCCCGGCCTTCGCCAGGTTCATTTGCGCCGTGGCGTGCAGGCTTTCGGCGTCGGCGAGGAGCTTGCGGATCGTCGCCGTCTTGTTCTGCACGTCGAGCTGGTACATTTCCTCGGCCTTCTGCTGCTGCTGCGCGGCGGCCTGCTGTGCCTGCTGCTTGCCCTGCGGGCTGTCGTCCGGGAGGTGCAGAATCGAGCGCAGGCGGTCGATGACGATTTGCTTGTTCGGGAGGTCCGACGCCTCCACCCACAGGTCCGCCATCGCCGATTGCGCCTCGGGCGGGAGGGACTTGGTGATTTCGGTAAGCTGGGTC